TATATAAATGATGGCGAACTGGGCGCTCTACGAAGCTTAGATAGAATGAGTACAGCAATTACGCATGCTCGTCGTGAAACAAAGTGTAGAGCAGGTGAAGAAAGGGTGGAAAGCAATGATTGATAATGATGAATATTATCCTTGCGATAATTGCGACAACCTTTGCGACGAATGGGAGCGGCAATACTGCTGCAAATTGTGCCGCTATTACGGCGGTGGAGACGAAATGGAATGTGCCCATTGCGACCCGATGGATATTTAAGGAGGCGAACAATGAATGACGAAAAACTAATCGTGATGCTGTTTGCTTTTCGATATGCTGTACATAGGATAGGCACACAAAGCCTGTCTGCTATCCAAAGCGAATTGGTGACAAATCTTCACCGTTTCCCCGATTGGATGCTGGCGCAAATGGAACGCGACCTTGAATGGAACTTCGAGCTGATGGAGATGCGCAGAGATGGGGACGGGAAGGTTAAGTTTGATGATGACTGCGAGTTTCAAAGACCTTTCTTGGAAGCAGTTAAAGAACAACGCAGAAAATTAAAGGAGGACAACAAATGCCAACAGTAGAGTTAATCTCAATCACACCAAACTACATGGAGCTTTTAAAGACTGCTTGCAGTAAACCTTATGGGAACGATGTGTCCGACAAAGGTATTCAATGCATCATCAACAGCGGTCACTTGTCTGTCTTGGAGCATTGTTATGCTTCCTTTGAAGTCGAGTGCTCTGTCCGTGTGTTAGGCCAACTGACACGTCATCGCCACCTTAGTTTCACCTGTAAGAGTGCAAGAGGCAGTGCCTTTGATAAGTGCGTTATGCCTGATGGTTTTTATGATTATGTTAAAAAACGTGGTATGCCCAAAGAAGTTGTTGATGCTTTGGGTAATAACGGCTTTATGCTTGGTGTCTACGAAGAATGTATTGCTGGTGGTCTTAGCGAGCAGGATGCAGCTTATTTTTTACCGCAAGGCATTGAGACGTCTATGGTAGTAACAGGCAACTTTAGGGCATGGTATGAGTACCTGCCGAAACGCCTGTGCAAGAGAGCCATGCCGGAGCATAGAGAGTTAGCTGAGCAGATTCACAAAGAGCTTGCGAAAGCAGCACCAGAGATTTTCGACAGAAACTTTATGGGATGCTCTGACTGCAAAGAACAATCCTGTTCTTTCGGACATAAGAAAGGAGACAAGAAATAATGACAGCAATGAGTGAAGAAGATATGAAAGTTCTAGGAAAGAACATTTCTTTGGCCAGACGCAGACGTGGCGTATCTCAAATTGATTTAGCAAAACAGGCTGCTGTTAGCCAAGTGCATCTTAGCTGCGTGGAACACGGCAAAACGAGAGTTGCATTAAACATAGCGATGCGTCTTGCCAAATCGTTGGGATGCTCTCTTGATGAGCTTGTGTACGGCCCCGAGAATGGCCAAAGAGAATCAATCAGATTTGAGCCAGTCAAGGGTGCGCCACTTGACACAAAGCTTCCGATGCGCGGTACGAAATCTGCTGCGGGGTATGATTTCTATGCTCCGTATGATATTGTTGTTCCGGCACACGGACTTAGCAAACTCGTGCACTTCAACATTAAGGCTATTATGCCGCAGGATATGTTCCTGTTCTTGAGAATCAGAAGCGGCTTGGCTGTCAAGCATGGTCTCATGGTTCACTGCTCCGGTATCATCGACGCAGATTACGCAAACAACGCTGACAACGACGGCAATATCGGTGCTATGTTTGTAAATAGCTCTGACGAAGAATACGTCATCAAGAAAGGGGAGCGCTGCATGCAAGGGATTTTCCTGCGTTACAGCAAAACCGATGGCGACAATGCGAGTGGCAACCGTGGCGGTGGCTATGGCAGTAGCGGTAAATTTTAGGAGGTGTGTGCAGTGAATTTTAAGGAGCCGATGAATTGCGGGAAGAAAATCCTGCGATTCAAGGTTATGGGAGAACCAGTAGGGCAAGGTAGACCTAGATTTACTACAATCAGTGGCCACGTCAGAGCCTACGAACCCAAAGGCAGCACCGAGGAAAAGGCGGCTATCAGACTGATGGCACAGCAAGCCATGACTGAACAGGGCTGGAGCTTGCCTAGCCCCGAAATGCCGCTCAAAGTCGAGATTAAGTCGTGCCGAAAGGTTCCGTCTGGCAGACAAAAATGGTTCGCTGAGGCTGGGCTGATAGAAGCTGTCATGCCTTTGGGTAAACCGGACGGGGACAACATCGTCAAATTATACCTTGATGCCATGAACGGTGTGGTCTATCCCGACGACAAACAGGTCTATGACATTCACATTATTAAGATGTATTCTGATGCACCCTACACAGAAGTGGTTGTGACAGGGTATTATCAAAACATGGGCGAGGTTAAAGCTGTCGCCAATGCTAGTCTGAAACGTAAAAGGGAGGCAAAGAAACATGAGTAAAGAACCGTGTGTAGGTGGCAATTCAACCAGCGCCAATGCAGAATATGTGGCGTTCGTAAGCAAGACTTTCGATGAACTTAAAGAGTTGTTCATTGCAAAGAACTTGCAGTATGGCTCGGGCGAGCCACTGGAGAATTTGAAGCTGGGAGCTATTCTCGGAGAAGCTGGAGCGTTCCCTAAATCCTACTCCGAAGCAGTCCCTCGTGAGTGGTTATGGTGGAAACGAATGTGGAAAGAAATATCCAACTACGAGCGCAAGCATATTGTTCATGTCGCTATGCACGGCATCGAAGGTGACAAAGTAGACGAATCGCTTAAAGATATTGCCGTATATAGCGTTATCAAACTTTACATTTACAAGAAGCTCTGTGAAGCGCTTGACAAAGAAAAAGAAGAAATGGAGGCAGGACGTTAATGGATTGGGAGTTGCTAATGACTTTTCTTATGGGCGTTGGCCTTGGTAGCTGCTTGACGTTTGGCATTTTTTATGTCGTGATTGATACATTCTTTATCATAGAGGATGACGAAGAAAATACTGAAGAGAACAAGAATTGATTTAAAACAAAAGAAAGAAGGGATAGACTTGAACAAGGAGAAATACATGAGCAAAGAGGAATACCTTAGCTGGCTGAAAATAGGGATTCTCGCTGGCGAAGCCGACAAAGCCGCTGAAAGCACCAAGGATAAGGCGTGGCACAGAAAGCTCAAATGTGTTGCGACATATTGTCAAAACATCATTGAGGAAAGAATTGCCTATCTTGACCAGAAGCAACTGGCAAGTCTTAAACGCCGCAGAAAACAAACAGACTTGAAGCTCTGCACTAGCGTACCAGTCAGAGCTAGAGACGGAGAACCTAATATTACCGTTGAAACCGAGGACTTGTATGACCTCCTAGACCTCGCTCTGAAAGCCTGCATGTGCTGTGAGCAAGGCAAGTATGTCAAGGACTGTAAGTGGCGCAAGGTGTTTCACCGCATTGAAGTTGAGCCTATTCGCACAGCTCCTAAAGAGGGAGAATGCGAGTTCCGCTTGGACAACGAACTGTACTTCTTGACTCCGCAAGAATATCGCATCGAAATGGCTAAGACCGCCAAGGAGAGTGGTGCTAACGAGAAGGATGTACACATAACTACTGCTTTATAATTTTTTCATAACTGTTTAGGCGAGTGCGTATCGCTCGCCTAAACACACTCGCATATTTATCGGGGGATATATGCACTCGACATAACGAAAGGAGAATATAAACATGAATCATTTTGTTGGCTTAGGTCGTTTAACTAGAGAACCGGAGGTAAGTTACACTCAGAACGGCAAGGTGTATTGCAAGTTCACCGTTGCTATCGACAGACCGTTCCGTAAAGACCAGCCCAAAGAGGCCGACTTTATTAACTGCACCGCCTTCGGCAAGACTGGCGAGGCTATCGGCAACTACTTCCATAAGGGTAGCCGCATCCTCGTCAATGGCAGTCTGCAAATCAGCAGCTATACAGGCAAGGATGGCAACAAGAAGCAAAGCACTTCTATCATGGTCAATGGCTTTGACTTCATCGACAGCAAAAGCAGCGCATCTTCTAACAGCGGCGGTGGCTTCGCGAACATGGGAGCACAGCAGGAACTGGACGATAACTTCAACTTCTAAGTGAGGTGATTTGGCATGGGCTTAAAGCGAATCTGTAGTGAGCAGACATTGGAGTTCGTAATACCGGGCAGACCAGTCTGTAAAGGCACAAGAAATTCTAGGCGTATTGCATCAGGCTTGGACGAGGGCGGCGCAACAACAGCTAATGGCTATAAGTCGCTTATCAGAATGTGTGCCAAGGCGGCTATAGCAGCACGTGGCGGGTGGGAATATACTCCGAAGTCTGCGTTTTATGTTGTGATAACAATCTATGTCGGGCCAGAGGGACGTGTGCTCAAGAGCGTAGAGAACGATATGTACAAAGGCAAAATCTTGCCTGTTAGAGAACCTAGAGTGGATAACATAGCTACATATGTCATGGAAGCCTTGCTCGGAATCACATGGGACAGGAAAGCACAGGTCGTCGGACTCTTAGTAGCAAAAAAATATAATAAGACCAGGCAAAGTGTCGAGGTTTTAATCGGGAATCCAAAGAATTGGAGAGAATTAAACAATGACCTTAGAAACGCATAGCAAAAGGCGTAATTGGCGGCAGAGCCGCAAGCCGCAACAAGGATTTGCCTTTGTGGAAAAGATGTTTTATTATTATAAAAAAATTAAAGAAGCGGTAGCGATAGTTAGAGCGGAGCAAGGTTATTATCAAGGCGGCACTAAGAGCGGCGGAGGCAGTAGCAACCACGCTTTTGTATCAGACCCGACTGCAATTTTAGCTATTAAGCATTACGAACCGCTTAAAAAGGTTATTATTAACGCAGAGCGTTTAGACGAAGAGGTGATAGTTCATCCAGAGAAGTGGCTGACCGTTGTTGAACAAAGCTTTATACATTTTAACGACGACGAGTTGGTAAAAGAGCTTTTAAGAAGGCGCTTCTTAGAAAACGAACCTATGGCTACGACCTGTATAGACCTCGAAATTGATTACAATAAATACTATAGGCTTCGTGATGTAGGCATAGACTATGCCTTAAAGTGCGCTATACAGCTTGGCTTAATTAAGGTTTTCGGGTAAAGCGTGCGACGCGCGAATACTGAAAGTAAAAATAGGCAAAAAAATATCCCCTACGGATTTTCCGTAGGGGATATTTGGTTTAGTAGGGGTGGTTAAATATCTTCGCCCTCTGAGTTTTTGAGCTTTCGTAGTTCAGACATGAAATCATTAAAGTCTTTTTCTAGCTGAACATCTTTGCTACGTTCAATAAGTTTTTCTGCAATAGCAGCAGCCCTTGTTCCGTTTTCTTCGACAAGTAATGTTTCTTCTCCTGTCTTTGAGTCAATTTTAGAAATTCTAACTAAGTCCAAGATTTCGCCTACTTTCTATGTTTCTTTACAAACATTCTACAACATCTTTAAGGAAATTACAATTTAGTTAATGGCAAATCTTTTATGGTTATTTTGCAACCATAGGCTAACTGTTTAACGAGCAATCCGACCGCATATTCGGCTATACTGTAGTCAGCCCACTCTGTATCGAGGTATAGGATGCTTTCGTCCTCGTTATAAATCATAAAGGGAAGGGTGATTTTGTCCTCTATTTTTAAAGTAAAGTAACATGCGTCACCGTACCCTAAAAAGCCTCGAATTATTACGTCGCTACCAAAAGAACCTTCAAACTCTGTTCCAATACACACTAGCTCTTGAATAGCGTTGTAAAGATTATCTCTTTCGTTCATGAAATTTTCCTCCTTGGTAAATCAAAAACGCCATCACGTTTGTTAATGGCGTTTACTTCTTCGTCAGTTAAAATTTTGTTTACCTTAATTTCGCCACTGATGTACCAACGTCCAATCATATTGGAATTAGTCTTAAACCAATAGCCGCCGTTTTTGGGGATACTTTTCAGACCATATCTTCCAGCCTCCTTTGTATAATCATTATCGGTTTTAACTTCGCATTCACACCATACCTGCTCGGATGGGCGATAGCTTGGCTTAGCATCGCTAGGCTTTCTTTTCTCGCCGATATGTAAAGCCACGGGCATATCTCCAGAGTGCCACCCTGGTCGATACGCCAATTTGCCTAAACGGCTTTTAACTTTGCCGTCGGGAGTTCTTTCTCCGACTTCCGCAACAAGCCAAATACCTAAAGGAGTAGGCTTGTTGGCATTGACATAAAGCGGATAGAGTTTTCCGTGTTTCAATCTAAACAGTTTGTATGTAATCATTTTTTAATCACCTCCTTCCAGAGAGGACGCCTCCCGACGTATACTTCGCGAATCTTGCCAGCAGTATATCCAACAGCATAATTACCGGAAAATACAACTAATTTTTTGTTGCCTTTTATATACTTGCTGCAAGCATCAAACCAATTCTTAGGCTTGTAGGCACCCAGCTCTTTCTCTTTAAATTCTTTCTTGCTTTTCCATGCGAAGTAGTTCTTCTTCTTTGGTGGCCACGTTAAATCGTATGCAAACACTCTCATGATAAGTTCCTCCTTAAATATTTTTGAGCTTGTGTAGCTCCTTTAGGACACCACAATGAAGTGATGCCCTAAAAGTTTACACAATATCGGGGTCTTTCAAACTACAGGGGAGGTAAATATGCACTGTTCTTTTTTTCTCGTTAAGAACTTTACACGCTCGCTCGATGGCGTTAAATGCACGGCAAACAGCGAAGTATTGCATGTCGAGAAACGTCATGTCTTGAGCTTTTTGATGGCCCGGAACATAATGGCTTCCGTTCCATCGCTTATAGAGTGACGGAGAAAGGAGCAGCTTTGCTATATCCTCGTCATACACATAAGGATTGCCTGTGTAAGCGTAATGATAAAAATTGTCAGCGTCGTTCAACAAGTCGTCTTTTAATACATCCCGACTGGTGGGCAACGGAGAATCTGGCTTGTTAGATATAATAGGTTCCAACATCATCATGGCAATAGTAAGCACACCCTTTCTGTAGTGTGAGTGTCTGCTGGTGTTCTTGCCAATTTCAATATAATCGTATAAATCTTTGTAAGTTTTATAAGTTTTCATCAATTTCTGCCTCCTTTTATGCTACGACTTCGCCTTTATAACGAACATCGACGAGTGCACCGTCATCATAGGCATGATGCTCGAAGTCATCTTCATCCAACCCTTGGGTTCTGCAAATATAGGAAATCAAGTGGTCTAATTTATACTGGTTTATTAAATTGGCCAACATAAACGGCTCTGAATCATAAAAAGGATTTTTACCTTGGCGTTCAGCCTCTGCCAAATCAAGGAGCACATCCCACTTGGCAGCATCCTCAATATCGGAAAGCTCTAGAGAACTTACTTCAAAGTGTTCTCCAAGTAGCTCAAACGCTTTCTCGCCACATGCTAAAATGTGCGGGTGCATCCCCCAGAAACCATAATCAAATTCATATTCACGCTCCAAACTTAGCGCCTCCCTTCGATAATCTCTAAACCTACGCAATAAGTGGTGCCGTTTTCCGTATAAGTGGCTCCGGGAACCATTAAATCTCTTCTGTTGGGGTTGAAGGTGGCAACTTGTCGCGAAACGATATACATTGTGCCGTCTGTTACTGGTGGCAAGTCGATGTTATCAATGAAACGTCTAGTAAACACGCCTATTGCACCGACGTAAAATGAAGGGCAAAAGTCTGTCAGCACTCTTGCCGGAGCCTCGTTAGGTGGCAGATTCCACAGCTTACCATTAGCGTCCTTAATATTAATTTCGTGCGGACACAGGTTGATGATTTGAATATTCATTTTTATTCCTTCTTTCCCAGTGATTTAATCACTGCCACAACCTACAAAGCTAATTTTGTAGGTTGTGAATAGACTAAATCACATTAAGTTATTTCAATACTCTGAAAATATTATCCGTGCAACTCCCTCCCAAAGAGGATGTAATTGGGATTTGCTTGCCGTTTCGTGCATAACACGGAGTATGTTGAAAATCATTGGCAAGGCTTGTTACCTTCTCCAGAGAATACGCACCGTCGTAGTTGCGAATGAAAACCTTGTCACCTATGTCGATTGCTTCAATAGGCAGGTCTTCTGCGCCCCAGAATTGCTTACCAAGCTGTTCAGCTTTAGGTTGTGCAGAATCAATTTCATACAGCATATCAAACAGAGTGTAATTGTTTTGCTCTTTGCTATTAAAGTAGTATTTACGCCCAATAATATTCCAGCCTTCGATGATGTAAACCCCGTTGTCTCCATTGTCGCAATCAAGATTGGCAGCAATGTCGATGCCTATACTTGTAGTACCGCCGAAGAAGTTACCGATGACTTGGCAAAGTCTTGCCCAGCCGTAGCAGTCGGTATCTGGAGTACGGTAATTTTTGTATTCGCAATACTTCAAGAATGCAGATACGCTGTCACGACCACCGTTCCAGTGCAAGTAAACGCCGATTTGGTTAGGGGAGATTTTCCCGTTTTTCATATCTTTTTTGCTGATTATAACTGCTCTGTTTCCCATGATTACTTTTCCTCCATTTCCGTTTCTTTAAGCTCCAAACTGCCGTTTTCAATGCTCTGATGCAAGCATTCTTCGCAGATAAATTTCTCGTTCCGATTGACGGAATAAAGCTTGTCGTGCAACATCGTTTGGTCACAGTAATCACAGTAACCGAGAACTTCTTCTGCACAAACGTCGCAATACACATTGCCGTCAGCGTCTACTTTGGGTAACTCTCCGAATATATCGCAGCCGCAATTAGAACAAGGCCACCAAAAACCATCTACGCTTTTGGCCGCTTCATAAACACTTTTATAAGTGTCCCATTCAGCAATATCTACATCTTGCGCATCCTTGTACAATTCCCAGAATCTTTTGAGCGTTGACAGCTCACAACCATCTGAAAAGCATGTTGGTTCATGTTCCAGCTCTAGGAAGTTGTGAAAATCCTGGTCGAAGTAATGGAAGCCTATAGCTTCCTGCAACTTGAGTAAATCTTCTTCTTTTAGAGTCAGTGTTGTGTGACCGTTGTTGTAACTGGCGACCATGTTTAGATGTCCCTTGATTCGTAATTCCATATTAATTCCTCCTAGTAGCTTCTTCGATGTACTTGATAAGCTCATTTTGGCTTACTTTATGGGTGAAATTGCCGATTTTTACAATTTCTGGGTTTCTGCGATACTCAGTCCAGCTATTGAATCCTAAACTGTATTGAGCGATACCCCATACTTCATCTTCCTCGGTGTCGTAGAAGATTTCCACATAGTAACCGTTTTTGCGGTCATAGCGTGGCAGCTTGTCGAGTGCTGCTTGAATATTTTTGTACTTGCGTTCCATGTTAACGCCTCCTTTCTTGGGTTAAGCAACCCCTCCAACGCCCTAACTTGTAGGACGCTGGGTTTGCGCTTAATCGTTAATCTTAAAACTGACGAAGCTTTCTTATAAATGGGTTTACTACCTCCCCTATGTCGGCAAGGATTCTTCTGTTTTGGTCATCATATATATAGCCTGAACAGAAATGCTCTTTATACTTTTCCCCAATAGCGTAGACTTGTTTGTCGAAACCAACATTTTCTACGTAGCAGGTGAAGTATTTTGCGTCATTGGGAACATATGGATGTTCAACTTTGAAAAGTAACTCGTCATTCCCACGGTTTATTTTCAGAATAACCTTTGTGTTGTATTTTGATTGGCGTTCGTAAGATACAATTTCTAAATAATTCATAAATGTGACCTCCCTGTATTGTTAATGCTTTCTCCAATTATGTCACCGGGTTTTAGCATGGTTATTCCTCCTCTAAATCAATATCTAATTTTTGGGCAATTTCTTCGTCAGTGAAGCTGCGTTCTAACCATTCGGCTATATCGTCAGTGTCAATCCAGTCATCTTCTGGTCTATTGCAACTTTCCATGCTACCCAAGCGGTCGTCGTGAAAATAGTCGTCGACAAGTCTATAGCCGCTCTTATAAGCATCGTAGCCCGCCTTGAATGCATCGAGGTAATCTTGGGTGAACCCCAAATAAACTCCAAGCTCGTATTCACAATTTTGATAAATAAACTCATCGTAATAGCTGTTAGCCTGACAATAGTCATTATGGACGGCGATTAAATCATTACGGCTCAAATCTTTCAGAGCGTCAACGATTAAGCTGTGGTTCAATTTATCTGTCATATTATTCACCCTTTCTCATTTCTTGAGCAATTTTTCTCAGATGCTCAATATAAGCATCTATCATTTCGTCAAACTCATAGCCGACATAGCACATGGAATAACAGTTTTGAAGGCTCACAAATGTTCCGTGAGTCGTATAGCAAAGGTTTAAATCAACTTTTTGCCCATCAATGTCAACGGTAACTTTGTCAAACATATTAGTCCTCCTTTGGTAAAGTTCCATCTTCTTGGAAACTGTAATAAATACCATCTCCGATGATTATGTGGTCTAATACCGGGATACCCATAAAAGAACCAGCGGCAACTAGACATTTAGTAAGCTTTTGGTCATCCAGACTAGGGGATACTTCGCCAGACGGATGATTATGCGCGATAATGATGCTAGCTGCATCTCTCAAACATGCGAATTTAAAAACATCCCTTGGGTGTACAAGGGAGTTGTTTAAATTGCCTTGTGCCACTGCTTTTGCATCAGTGACATGATTTCGAGCATTTAAGGTTAAAACCCAGAATTGCTCCCTTTTTTCATATCGCAAAAACGGCATAAGGTATTTTGCCGCTTCCCCTGCATTAGCCAAATAAGGTTTTTCTTCCCTTTTGGCGTTAAGAAGTTCTTTTGCTAGTTTTACACTTGCAAAAAGTTTCTCTGACTCTTTTTCAGTCAATCCGTATTGGCTAAACTCAAGAGCGTTGTCTGCTCCATAAAGCTCAGCCAGCGGCAAATCTGCTATTTTATTAGCGGCTTTGCCCAGGATTTTAAAGTATAACTCACTGTTAACCATGTTCAACACCTCCTTTCTTGGGTTAAGCAACCCCTCCAGTACACCAACAGACGCTGATGTACTGGGTTTGCGCTTAATCGTTAGTTTTGACAAGATAATCGTCAATTCTAGCCATGTAGTAAGTGTCTACGTTATCACAACCCAGCAAATACCGAGTTATATTGCCAGCAATCGCTACATTGTGCGCGTTAATGTCAACTCGACATTGTTTGTCGCCAAGCATTTCAAACATGCTACTTGACGCAAAAGCTAAGCATTTTTCTTGCAGCTCGTCGATTACATGACGATTTAATTTCACATCGTCAAGAGAAACTGAACTCTTGAAGTTTACGATAATTCTGAATTTAATCACAACAATCAACCTCTTTCCCAAAAGGAATCTAACATTCCATATACATCGTCAATTCCGTAGCAAAGTGGGGTTGCTCTTCTTATAGCATCATCCAAATAGATGCCTCTAACCCATTTGCGGTCGATTACAATATCCTTTTCAAGCTCTATTTCAAGAACTGAGCCACCACCGTTAAACGGGTCGAATAATCCGCATGACGTGGTTTTGGATATTTTCAACGGTTCATTCTTATCGTCGGTGTGCATTCTTAAAAGTTCTTCCAAAGAGAATGTTGTGGCAAACACCAACACATTCATATGGCTGGTTATATTAGCAAGCTCTTGGTCTACACTACGCAAGAACTTACTGGGGTGTTTCTTAGCATAGTTCGGCTTGTAGAGGTAGTTGTAAAGCTTGAGCTTGCTATAACCTTGTTTTCTAGCAAGCCAGAGAATAGAACTTTCGGCTTGAATGTCGCTGATTTTGTCGTTTCCATACAAGGTAGCATAGTAATTATTGCCATAATCCTCACAAGTGCAGTCATAACTCCAGTTACCTGAGTCAATGAAAATGTCGCAGCAGAAAGACTGACTCAAAAAATGGTCAGTTGGCAGATTACAAGGGCAGTTATCTCTAAAGTAGTCGAAAAACTCGTCTTTAAAGTCATACTGCGCTTCGTCATAAATCTCCAAGTCGTCCATCATATCGCTGAAAGCATCATGTTGCGCTTCGTCCATAATTTCCCAATATGCTTCATCAAGCCATTCCCAAAAAGCCGTATAGGAATCATAAGGAGCGTTCAAGAGTTTTTGAACTGTTTCCGCACTGATTTCATCACGATAATCAGCATAAATCTCAATGCCTTCGGGATAATTTTTTTGTATCCAGTTGAAAATTAACTGTTCATAGTCCATATTTACATCTCCTTTTTATTTATGATAGTAAACACCGTCTGTAAAGGCGAGGTCGTTAAGTTCGAGACACAAGATGGCTCTGCTTTTATTCACAATAGAGCATTCACGGATAGCCTTATAAAAGCAGAATTTTTTATCGGATTCTTCTTTTTTGCCTTTCATAGCTTCCAAATTGCCTTGCATTGCAATCCACATCAGCTTCTCCAGCTTGGCAATTTGACCAAAGCGAGTTTTGTTTGTCATAATAACACTCCTTTAACGTCTTTTAATTTGCACAGATGCAATAGTTTCGAGCACATACTGTACTTGCGATTGCAGCTCAATATCATCCGGCTCTGTGTAATACAGCAAGTGATGAGTATCGGAGTACTCGTGGCAATGCCATTTAACGCCAACAGCATTAAGGTAAATTTTGGCTACTTGAGCCAGTTCCTTAGGGATTTCGATATTCCACTCTTTTCTCATATTCGGAACCTCCTTTCTAATATCTGAGTGTTCGACCACTCCTGCAATATACCGACATAAAGCCGATATACTGCAAATAGACCGAAAACTTAAATTATGCAAACGGGTTCGTGATTGCATACGCTTTAACCCAAGTAATCAGCAAATTGCTACTGGGCTTAGAACCTTTACCACTCTTAATCAAAAGGCCTCTGAGTTTAATAATTTGTCTAAAACGATTTTTCATAATAAAACCCTCCTTAATAATTCATTACCAGCAGTTGCAACGCTGCATTGCATCCAGATAGTAGCGTCTGCCGTATTTTACAAAATACGCTTCTCCGTTACGGTTATATCTTACTTTATGCCATGTTGGGCGAGTTTGGCTTTCGCCATCAAAGGCAATGCACTTTAAGTAGCCGTCGGCAAACGCATCCTCATAATCCTCAGCCGTAGGGTCAAGAATAGCGATGCCGCTGTTATAGCCCAACCATGCTGCTGAGGCCCATTCGTCATGCCTTTTCATTATTTTTCACCTCCTTTGAAAAATTTGAAAAATTCGTTTACCCAAAGCCCAACAACAGTAAAAATCAAGCCTATAAGCATGCCACAAACAGCATACTTGTATAACGGCGTAAGCACTGTTACACCGCCGACAGCGAAACTAGAAAACATAATAGCTCCGCCTACAAATAATATTTTTTCCTCAGCTCTCATCCGTGCTAATCCTCCTTATGATGCCACTTAAAGGCAACACCGCCGTTTTTAAGGGAAACCTTTTCAACCCAAGAGTTGCCCTTTCCATAGTAAGATACTTGGTCGGAAACGATGTGGACACGACTGGTTTCACGGCCTATATCTAAATACACTGCTTTAGTAGTGTCTTTGGGCGGTTTAGTCTTAGTCTTAGGCAAACTTTTTAAGAAATCGCTTAAAAGTAACATGATTGTACCTCCTTAATTACGTTTACAATTACTTGGACACTTAGAGCAATCGTGCTCTACTAAGTCATCCCAACAGTGGTACTGACCGCAAGGGAGTACATTACCGCATCCCATTACAGAAATGCCCTCGTTTAAAGGGCAATCTTTACAATCACCACAGCGGTGAAAGTAGCGGATAGTCTGAGAACCATCCGCATGGATAGTGATAATCTTAGACATTTTAGATGCCTCCTTAGGTAAATTTACGCTTATGCAGCGTTTTAAACAGCCGTTAAAAATGCGACTGCTTAAAATGCGGCATAAAAATAAATTAGAGGCTGGAACAAAACCCAGCCTCATGGTCATATCGCCTTAAATTTTGCCTTGTTTACGCAGCTCTTCTAAGGTAAGTTCTACCAGCATTTCGTAGGACTTAGAGATACCTTCTTCAAGTGTCTCTCTAAGCTTCTCATTCGGACAATCTACGAGGATTCTCTCAAATTCATCAATACAGAAAAGCGGCTTAGATGCCTTAACTTGAACGTCTCTGCTTACAGAATCGTCAAGCAGAATTTGCTCCATTACTTCAACGCTAAGAGAGCGTCTAATTTCATTTTCAATTTGTTGCTTAGTCATAATTAAAACCTCCTAAAATAAAAAATAAAAAAATAATTAAGGCGCAGGGAGTATATCCCTGCGCCTTGCCTGGTCGATATAGACTGTTATTTGCCATATCTCATAGCCGGAACAACCATGAACTTGCCAGTTTCCAAGTGTTGAACGATATTCCAGCAGCCATAAATTTTAAGCTTAGCCATTTTCTGAATCAGCTCAAAAGCCTCTTGCTCAGTGTCATAGCCAGCAAAGGCAACGCCATTCTGAGAACCAGTCTTAAAGCCAAGAACGCCACCAGCTGCATATACGTCGCAACCTACGTTTTCCCAGTACTGAGTCTTCATGTGAGCTGGAACGCCTTCAAGAACTTTACGGTTATAGATAGCCTTTGAAGCTTCTTTCTCTTTCTTTTCAACAACAGGAGTAACCAGACCTAAACTTTGAACATTAATCATGATGAATACCTACTTTCTCAAAACTATTTAGCTAACTTACCAGCTCTCAATCAGCTGGCTTCGTTGCCGTTGCCCATATCATGCCACGACGGCAGGAAAAACGCAAATTTGGCGGATTTTCGCCGTTTTTGGCGGATTTTCGCCGCCATTCGGCGTTTCTCTGTAGTTTAGCTTAATATTTACAATTACACTACGATAGTAGTTCGATGTAAAATTTTCTCTTATTCTCAAAATAAGCACTTCGATTGTGTGATATAATAATCACAACAGGAAGCAGCTTGTATAACTGTAAGAGAACTACTGATTAAGTACAGTCTAGTATAGAGTAAGTTAGCAAATACAGCTAACTTACTCAGTTATATTGTACTCTAGAGTTCTACATAAATGGTTAATAGATTAGAGTATGTAAGTTGTACCGCTATTTAGGAGAATACGGTATATAGTTAGTATTAACTAAACTCTAACTCTTAACTACTAAAGTTCTTTACAGAAGGACAGTAATACTAAAGTTATACGAAAATATAACATAACGTGTATTATCGGACGTAAATTCTATAAGCTTTTTGCCTGGGCACGCCCCCGCCCCCGATGCGGGTAAGTACCTCTTGCATGTTGGGGTTTAGGTTACATGGTATATCTAGTCAGGTTAAACTTAAAGATTAATTCTTAAATACTAGATATAAACAACTTAAATCAACACTATCAGTTTTAGTTCTAACAATTCTCTACAAAACAAGGGTAGGGTATAGGGGCAGGGGTAAAACAATAAGTACCTAGACTTACACAGTACCTACATAGCACTGTTTATTATTAGCACTGTAAGAAATTGCAGTGCTTTTTTAATGCTTTTAAGAGCCTTGTACGATTAGCACTGTATCAGCCTCCGTATAGTGTGTACGAGGCTTTTAAAATACAACAACAACAACGACAACAACAAGGAGGTATTGTTATGAGTGATTTGTTTGGTGCTGGTGGCAGCATTGTAACGATGTACCCCACACCGCAGAGTATGGCAAACAAAGTCCGAGAATACTTTGACTACTGCTTGCCGGAAGTGATTGACCCGAGGACTGGGGAAATGAAGATTAAAGAGCGTAAGCCGCCCACATACAGTGGTCTTGCCAGATATTTGGGATTCCAGAGCCGCGGTCAGATGCTGGACTATGTGAACAAGAGGGACGAAGCCTACAACACCATCTTGGCTGATGCAAAGCTGAGGCTTGAGGACTATCTTGAGGGCAAGCTGGTATATTCCAAGGCTCCTACTGGCATTATGTTTGCTTTGAAGAACAATGCTGGATGGGAGGAAAAGAGCACACGTCAGCTTACGAGCGGCGATGGTCAGCCTCTGGTATTTGGCTGGGCCGAAAACGCTGGTGATGTGATTGACACTAAAGCGTCACCCGTGGAGAAAGAGGGGGTATTGCCCCCGGCACCCGAGACGGTAGAAAGCACCTCTGATGACGGTTGCTGCTGATGCCAAGGTCATTACAATTCCGTACACTCCTAGACCGTTCTGGAGGGATGTGCTGCATCCCAATCTTGAACAGTACAGGTTTGCGGTAATTGTAGCGCACCGCCGTTTTGGCAAGAGCGTGGGCAGTGTCAACCACCTCATCAAGAAGGCTCTGACGATGACGAAGTACCCTTCCCCGAACTACGCATATCTTGCGCCGTTTTTGAAACAGGCGAAGATGATTGCATGGGACTACTTGAAGCGGTACACTGCGGGGATTCCCGACAGAAAGGTCAACGAGAGCGAACTGTATGTAGAGTTCCCGAGCTACCATAAGGATGCTCGCGGAGCAAGAATTTACATTATCGGTGCTGACCGACCAGACGGCCTTCGTGGTACGTACTGGGACGGTGTAGTAATAGACGAATATGCCCAGATACGTAAAGAGCTGTGGGGCGAGGTCATCCGACCAGCCTTATCAGACCGACACGGCTGGGCTGTTTTTATTGGTACTCCCAAGGGGCAGAATCAGTTCTACGACATTTACTTGCAAGCTCAAAGGAACAACAACTGGTTCTCTTGCCTTTACACGGTAGATGAAACAGGCATTATTCCTCCGGAAGAGCTTGAGGACATGAAGCGTGAAATGACAAAGACAGAGATACGGCAGGAGCTGTACTGCGACTTTGCTGCGAACGCTTATAACCGCCTTATTTCGCTGGATTCTATCAACGCGGCTATGGAGAGAGACCTGCAGGAAGAAGATTACAAGGATATGCCCAAGGTTATGGGCGTGGACGTTGCACGTTTTGGCGACGATAGCTGCGTAATCTTCAAACGCCAAGGTCTGATGACTTTTGAACCGATTGTCTGCAAAGAAGTCGACAACATGACTTTTGCCGGAATTATCGCCAGAGAGATTGACGATTGGGGGCCAGATACGGTGTTTATTGATGCTGGCCGTGGCGAGGGTGTTATCGACCGCTTGCGTCAGATTGGCTACAAGGGAGTTGTAGAAGTTCCCTTTGGCGGCAAGGCTATTGAGGACACACGTTACATGAATAAACGTGCCGAAATGTGGGACGGCTGCCGACAGTGGCTTGAACAGGGCGGTTCATTGCCGTATGACCCGAACCTGCGCACTGAGCTGTCGATGCCAGAGTACACATTTGACAGCATGAACAGAATCAAACTTGAAAGCAAGGAGAGCATCAAAGAAAAGACGGGACGTTCGCCAGATATGGCTGACGCATTGTGTCTGACCTTTGCTTATCCTGTATCTTTCGCAAGAAAAAACCTGTACCAGCGGGCAAAGAAGCTGGGGCAGGTAAGAAAATACGGCAGATTGTAAAAGGAGAGTATTCAACGATGAGCGTACAAGACGACATTATTTATTATTACAGACGTGCCGCTGAGGCTAGAGCACGAGGTCGTGACGACCTTGCACAGAGCATGGAAAACTATGCACGTAATTTGGAAGCGGGTATTTATAACGACGATGGCCGCGGCTTTGATATTAGTGCCTCCAACAAACGATGGGCTGACAAAGAAGCCGCTCAACGCAAACAGATGGCTTCTCGTAGACAGGGCGAAGAGAACCTGTATCAAAAGGCACGTCCGGCTATGGCTCCATCTATGCCTTCTGAGTATCCTGCTGCCAGACGCGAATATGCTCCTGCTAGAGAGGCGCAACCGTCTTATAGCGGCTATGGCCCCGGTTACAGTGAACCTCCAATGGATTACCCGGAAGCTCCGAGAGGTGGCTATCAACCTCAGCAAAGCGGACATACTGGAGCTGTCAAATTTTTCGACGATGGCGCTGACGTAGAGGCTTGGAAGAGAGCGCACCCGGAACCGGAAACCCCTCGTAATAAATACGGTGCAACAAGAGGCTCCTTCCTTGACTATCTTCAAAGTGGTTACGATGAAGGACAAAAGAGATACGACTGGTAACGGAGGAATAACATATGCTTTTATGTCCAGTAAAGGAAATTATGACAACTAAGTTGAGTGCCGACAGCGCAACTCCTGCTGCAAGCACCGAGGTTTTCACTAATATGCGCGGCGGTCGCATCGGCTTGGCAATTACCGCTGGCGAGACTGACATTTATCTTGGTGACAAGAGTGTCAAGGCTGGCGAAGGTCTGCTGATTAAGGCTGGCACAACCTATACTTTGCCAGTGCTGCCAACCGCACGTCAAAACTTTTATGTTATCGGCGGCGATTGTGTGCTGACAGAGTTCTTTGGTTAAGGCGGTGATAATTAATGCCAGATTTAAACGATAAGCTGGCTGCTGCTGCAAACAGTGAAGTCCACCGAAGCGCATGGCAAGCGACCAACCCCCAGTTTGGATTGAATCAAGGGGCGGTCGACATGATGACGGGCGGCACCTTACCGGAGCAGCCGCAGACTGGCGTAATCCAGCTGGGGGCAGAGCAACCGCCATCCCCGCTGGAAATGCTCAAAGCTCAAAGTGAGGCAAAGGATAAAGCCTTATCACTTGATACCTTGACAAAATCGCAGAAAGACAAAATCATGCGAGCGTTCGAGAGCTGCCGTGATATTGCGGATTCACAGTACAAGCAGATTATCGAGCCAAAAATTTTGCATCGCAGAGACATTTATGAAGCCGACGAGGAATACTACAAGAAGCGATTCCCGAGACTCTCGGAGACCAGCAACTGGGTTTCCAAGGACGTAAAGACCTCTTGCCAGTGGATTCTGACGGGCCTCATGGAAGCGTTCTGTGGCACAGATGCACCGCTCTCGGTCAAAGGCGTGAATGTCGATGATGATGAGGTCGCTTCCAAGGTGCAGGAACTTGTGCGTTATCAGCTCGAAAAAAAGAATGACTGGTATCATTTCTGTCAGACCGAGCTGAACTTTGCGTTAAGTCAGAACTTCTGTATTGCGAAGGTATGGTGGAAGCGTGAAGAAGAACGCAAGCAGATGCAGTTCATGCTTGATTTGAACGATATGACGCAGATTCTTGGCCTCATGGAAGGTGTTGGCGGTGGCAATATCGAGAATATGAAATTTGAGGATATTGAAGGCGCGCCAGACCTCACCAAAGTCACTTACGACCTTGTGAAAGTCAAGAGCAACCATCCTGTTGTAGAGTATGTTCCTACATCAGAGCTGCGCTACACTCCAGATGCTCCAGATTTGCAGGACTGCAAGTTTGTTGCGCATCGCAAGGTTGTGCGCGGCAGTTATTTGAAGCAGCGCGAAAAAGACGGTATTTATCAGAATATCGACAAAGCGCTAAAGGAATACACCTCGGGCAACACCGAACCGACCACTCTGGATTATGTTAATGACAGAGATAGAGCCGACAGAGCCAAACGCCCGACAGACAACGACTTGGCATCCAAAGAGGTTGAGCTTTACGAGGCTTACATGCAGGTGGACTGGAACAACGACGGTATCTACGAGAACATTATCGTTCATGCTGTAGGCGACCAGCCAATCCGCATCGTAGAGAATGATTACGGATTCCCGCCGTTCTTTGTTTGTAGCGCGGTCTACGACCCGAACGCTGTGTTTAACCGCGATTCTTTCACTGATATGCTGGAACAACAGCAGGACTTAAAGACCGCTGTTATGCGTCAGATTATCACCAACGTAGCAAAGAACAACGCCCCGCGCGTCTTTGTTGATGAACGCAAGGTAGACCTTGATGCACTGCTCAACGGTGAGGAAATAGTCCCGACGCGGAACGCTCCAACAGAATCTGTATTCATCCCGCCGTCACTGCCATTGTCTAGCGTCTCTATGGATGTAATCAACTATGCTCAGACGGAGGTTGAAAGTCAGAGCGGCAGCACCAGATATAACCAAGGCCTTGATAGTAACTCTTTGAACAATACTGCAACTGGCATTACTGCCATTCTTGGTATGGCTGAAAAGCGCAACAAAATGGTTGCCCGTTCTATTGCAGAGAAGTTCTTTATTCCGATTTACAAATTCATCATCTTATTGAATCAGAAGTATCTGGAAGATGAGCAGATGATTCGATTGACCAACAAAACCCTTTCCATCAAGAAAGAGGACTTGGACGTAGATTATGATTTGATTGTCAACGTCGGACAAGGTGCTGGTACAAGAGAGGCACAGATTCAATATCTGATGCTGGTACTCAATCAGATTTATCCGCAGCTCGCAAACTTCGGCATTGCAAACGCGAAGAGCTGGTATAACCTTGTGTGCAAACTTCTGGAAGCATTGGGCTTACGAGATGTTTCTCAATATCTGCTCGACCCCGAGAGCGAAGAAGCACAGGCACAAGCACAGGCACAAGCACAGGCACAGGCACAGGCCCAAGCCGAAGCGTTGCAGAACAGCTTGCAACTGTCTATCGCAAAATACTCCATTCCACGTCTCAATATCAATCTTGCAGATTTGCCGCCAGACGTGCAGCGCCAGTATCTTAAAGATAAACTTGGCATTAGTACGACCGAGCGAGCAATCGCAGAACACGAGGTACTCAATAATGATTAAGCGCAATAACTCTAAAGTTATTAAAGGCACCGAATCTCGCATTGACCTTCTCCGCGACTTCATTGTCGACGGAGAAGATGCTGAGGCGGTGTATAAATATGCGTTCCGCTTAAAAAAAGAAGCGGACGAAAAAATGCTTGAAGCGGCGTTAAGCTATGGAGACATTGAAAGACAACGAAGCGACTACAGAGCGGTCTGCTGCTTGGTTGAAATGTTGCAACACGCAGCGGCCACTGGCAAGCAGAAAGAGAAAGCCTTGGTTCAATTACAGGCCCAAGGCTAATTTTTAGGAGGTAAACCCAATGGCTGACGAATTTGGCGGTGCTGGAAGCGATTTTTCTGCTTCCGCACCACAAACAAACACAATTTCTATAAGTCAACCAAATGTTGACAGCGTAGAATCATCCCAGAGCGTTTCAAATGCGTCTACTAATACAAACACTAGCACGAACACTGAAAATCGCTCAGAGGGGCTGCAAACGCGCGAGAACGGCAATCAGCAAATTATCGCCGCTGCAAAGAACTCAGAAGGCACTCAAGGCTATGTTTTGGTCAAGGGAGAGGACGGGAAAACACATTTGAAGCCCAGTCCGTTGACTGAACCGCCCAAAAACGAGGGAACTCACCAAGAACCTAACATGTTTGGCACTGATGCCAACCAGCCGAAGCTGACAGATGCTCCGCAGCAGATTGGCCAGCAGTTCAACCAGCAGCTTCCTGCTTATACTCTTGATGAATTTTCCAATGCAATCGCGACAGGCTATGTTGACGAGAAACGTGTTCCGCAGGAATACCAACGCCAATATGCTGACTGGAAAATCGGTCAAGCTGTTCAAGCTCACAACGCACAGCAGAGAGCTATCGCTCAACAGGAAGCGGCGCGTCGTGCCGAGATTGAAGCACAGATGAATCCGGAAACTCGCCAAGAGCAGATGAAAGAGTTTTTGACAGGTCTCGACAAAGAGGCTGATGCACGCGCTCAACAGGATGCTGGTCTGAGCGAAGAGGATATTGAGAACCTCGACCTCATGGACGATGATGACCCGAAGCTCATCAACTACAAGCTGGCTAAAGAATGGCATCGTCAAGACCTTATGGCTAAGATGCAGAACCGCTACGCAGACGAACAGGCGCAGCGTCAGAGACAGGAAGCTGTCTATGCTGGCATCAACCAGTTTACAGAAGAGCAGCGCGCCAAGGAGCCGAACTTTGACGCTATTGACCGTATGCTGCTGACTCGCGTGAATGATTTGACCTATAAACAGGCGCAGGTTGTTGTCCCTGTATTGCAAGCATTGCAGAACGGCACAATCAACGAGGCGCAGACCGAAATTCTTCGTAACTATTATGAGGATACACGCAAGTTATTCTATATGCAGAAAAACGGCTTAGGCACAACTCCGAGAGCCGTCAATCGTCCACCGACCGTTGAACGCGCTGGCGATGGCAGAGATGTTAACAGCGTATATGTGCCAGACTACGGTGCTCTGGCAAAATCTGATGTAAGAGGCCGCCGTGCATGGCTGGCTGAATTTATTCGTAACAGGAACCAATAAGCTACCCCCGAGGCTATGCGGTTTTGTTAAATAAAATTTTTTAATGAGGTGAAAATTTAATGGCAATTAATGACGTAACACGTTCCCTTTCCTACAGCACTTCCCAATCCCATACCTCTGATGCGATTGGCCACGCCGAGGACATGAGCAACGTAATTACCAACATCGACCCCGAGGTCACTCTGTTCCTCAACCGCTTCGGCTCCGAGGAAGATGCAACCACTTTGAAATTTAGCTGGTTAACCGAAGGTTTGCAACCGCCCGGTGAGAACGCTCACTTGGAAAAAGAGGACTACTCCTCCAAAGAAATCGGCCATCTGGAAGGCTTGGAAAACAACTGCCAACGCTTTGTAAACAGCTACTATGTAACTGAGGCACAGCGCAAGGTTGCCAAAGTTTACCGCCCCGAAGATGAGCTGGCTCGTCTGTTGGAACAGTGCTCCCGCAAACATGCTGCTGATATTGAGTATGCTCTCGTGAACAACGAGACCACCAATGCAGAACAAAACAAGACTACCCCGGCTAAAACTGGCGGCGTTCCGTTCTTCATGGCTACTCAAGAGCTGGATGTAACTGTCGGCACCACCGACGGCTCTATCACTACCACCAAACCGCACGGCTTGGAAACTGGTGATTTCGTGTATTTCACCGCCAAAACCATGCCGACTGGCTTGTCCGCAAAGACCATTTACTACATCCGCACGGACAACACTACTCCGAAAACCAAATTCACTATCTTCAACACCCAAAAGGGGGCTGTTGAGAACATTGCCGCTGAACAGGTCAAACCGAGTGCTGCTGGCACTTCCGCTAAAATCATCAAAAACAACGTACTGGATTTAGGCGGTACTGTCGACTACACTCTGGATGACCTCAACGCGGTAATGGAAATGGCATACAACCGTGGCGGTAATCCTACCCATGCGTTCATGTCCCCCGCAAAGAAACGCGCTTTCAGCCAGTTGGTAATTGCACAGGCTACTTCTTACCGCGATATGGCTAAGAAGAACAAGCTGAACCTTGTTGCCGACGTTATTCAAACCGACTACGGCGTACTGACCGCAGAAGCGCATCGTATGCTGCCGGATAGCCGAATCTACTGCATGGATATGGGCTACTGGGGTATCAAGTGGTTTGAACACACCCATGACGTACCCATTCCGAAGAAAGGCTCTTACGATGAGCGTATGTTGGAATCTTGGCTGGGCCTCAAATGCGCAGCTCCGAAGGCTTCCGCTGCAATCATCGGTATCAAGCGCTAATCTAACCTAGTCGATTTCGACCACTTTAGCTCGTCCACCAAAAACGTGGAAGGAGTATCTGATTGCCTTACATTAAGGCTTTCTGCTTTAACCGCCTCGATTTCGGGGCGGTTATTTAATATGCTGGTGTAGCACAACAGGCAGTGCAGAGCTTTCGTAAAGCTAAGGTTGCAGGTTCAATTCCTGTCGCCAGCTCCATAATATGCTGGGTTGATGTAACGGTAACATGGGCGCTTTGTAAGCGCTTCACGCAAGTTCGAGTCTTGTACCCAGCTCCAATTAAAATACGGAGGGCGAAACAATGCTAGTAGACCAAAAAGTATATATCGACGGCGAGAAGAAAATTCACGTTGTCAACAAATTTGACCACAGCGTAGCCGCCGAGGTAGCCCGCATGACCGAGCGCGAAGGCGGCGGCAGAGCGGTAGGCAAGGATGGTTTCGAGGTTAGGGTTATGGGCTATATCCCGCCCGAAATGTGGAACTATGACCCGTGGCTTGTTACTGCTAAAAGAGCTTTGGCTGCCGGAGATAACGGTGAGTATACGAAGTATGTTCAAAAGTTCTTTGAGGTGCATCGAGAATATGCTCCGCTGATTCCTAAGAAATATTTTTGAGGTGAAGCAATATGGCAATCGAAGTTTCCAAACTCATCCGCAAAATCCGCTTAAAGGCTATGGATTTTGACGAGATTAAATATAGTGATTATCAGATTATCAATGCTATAAATGATGTTATTGAATACTTGAACGCATCTTATGCTTTGCGCAACAGTGACTTTTTGGAAAAAGTCAAAGAGTATCATCTTACATCAGAACAGATGCAGAAGGGCGCAACTCTACCATATGATTTTGTAACACTGGTAGGCATGAACGACTTACAGTGTGGCAGACCGCTTGCAGTAGTGCCGTCTACCGAAACCCCGAAGTTTGATGAGTACAAAATCGTCGGGAGCAAGATTTACAGCGGTGTGCCAGATTTTACTGTGCATTATCGCAAGCGACTTGAAGAAGTAGAGAGCGTCAACGACGAAATTGATTTGCCGATTATTTTTGAATCGCTGGTGCGCAATTTTGCTTTCGCTGCTTTAAGCAACAGCAACGAAGAAATGTTGAGCGGCATCGAAGAAGCTGTTCAGAACATTGTGCCGATGCGTCGCTATTCTCACGCGAAGATTCGTATGCCGTTTATGGTGTAAAGGAGGAAGCATGTTAGTTAAAGCAATCATTCAAGATATTCGCAATCGCATTAACGATAAAGAAGGCGTTGGCGATTTCGACGATGACGAAATTGTCAGCTACATCAATCAAGCCATAAACTACATCGGACTTTACTTTGTTGGTTCCGGCAACCCTATCGCCATTAAGGACGTTGTAATCAGAAACGGCGATACGTTGCCAAATGATTATATTAAAACGTGTGGCATTTTGCCCATCAAGATTACTGGTAAAACAATTAAGTTTCTCGATACCAGTGCCAAAGACTACACTATGAAGTATTTTTATAAAGCTCCCAATATTACAGGGGCCGAGAACGAAGAGATGCCTTACGACGACACAGTAACAAACAACGTCATTGTAACTTTGACTGTGATTCTGCTTATGAATCAGCAAAGACTGAATGTATCTCAAGACCAAGGTTTGAACACTGCTTTGATGGATATTATAGAATCAGCATACAGTGCGAGAGCGTAGTTTAGGCGGTGAAGGATATGGCTGATAAAGAAAACAACAACGCGCTTGATGAGGCGCAGATAAAGCAAATATTGACCAATATCCCCAACAACGTCAGCGGTGACGGCAAGGTTTTTGTAGCTGCATTGAAAAACTATCTCGTTAAGTCTGGCTTGCTGACGAACAAAAAGATTGATGACAACACATCGAGTGCAGGCGAAAAGCCGGGCCACGTCAGCAGCGTACAGTTATTGGAGTTACATTCAATCAATGACGGCGTTCGTATCAACTCTATACAGGTGTCATGGGTAAAGACCACTGTAACCAACTACGCTAAAGCCGAGGTATGGTTTCGCACGGCTACGGATAAGGCGTGGGAGAAGGCTGGAGAGAGCAGTGGCACACAGTTTGTTTATAGCGGCGCTACAACAGGCTTGACGTACTATATCAAGGTAGTAGCGGTAAACACCAAGGGTAACACTGCCGATTTTGACACAGCTCCGCAAGCTAGC